CGAGGCATGCGTGGCGTGCTCGTCGAGCATCTTGAGCCCGAGCTTCTTGTAGTGGCTTGCAAGTTCGTTCCCTGAACCCTTGTCGTGCTGGAGACCATCGTGCGGCCATGCACAGGGAATCCAATCCCCGGGCATGATCGCGGCGTAGTGGATGGGCGGTGTGGTCTTAGACTCGCGATAGGAGGCGCAGACATACCAGACGTCATTGTCCTTATCCCAGGCATTCCGCGTCGCTGCGAATGGATGCTCCCAGCCGAAGTCGACGCCGATGATCTGGTACCAATGGTTCGGGATCGGCATCGGATCGCAGAGGATTGCATCCTCGGAGATCGGGAACACGCGACCAGAGCCCATGCTCGGGATACCTTTGGTGCGCGCCTCGCGCTCATGCTCAGGGTAGCTGTCGATGATCGCCTGACGGTCCTCTGGCGTGAAGTGTTCTGCGTCGCCAATCTCCATGCGGGTGATGTGCTTGGTCATGTCGGTAATGCGTCCCAAACGCCGCCAACGAGCGGCATGCTACGCCGCTGCTACCACCCCAGCGGCCTCATCGGTTTCAGCCGCCTGTGGTGCATGTGGACGGCTCTCGTTTGGTGCAAACCGGAGAGGTCCCTCCTTCACGCAGAGCTGAGCCGCTCGATCAATGTCGATCACGGTGCGCGGTTGGCCCGTTTTGCCATCGAGCATAGTGAGCCTGCCGGTGATGCCCTTTGCTACCAGTGCACGCGCAGCGTCACATTCAGGATCACGGGAGCGATCAACGAGCAGCTCGCCACGAAAGATCACTGAATAGCGATAGCCTCCTCTCGGCACCCAAACAGGATGCAGCTTTGCCTTGAGCATCACGTTCTTGGTATGCGCATTGATTGTCATGCCTGACCGCACTCCTGAATAAAGCTGTGAACCACGTCGCTGATGCCCTTTAGCGGCGTGAAGGTGAGATAGACCATACCGCCAGTCGCGTTGGTGCGAGTGAGGCCCTCGATGTAAACATCCTGCGGTGGCTCCTCGTCGAACCATGCGAAGTCAAGGGTCTCACCCTGCCACTTCGTGCGACCCTGATCATAGGTCTTGAACGCAAGCATCGAGTTGCCGCCTGAGACGTGCTTGATCAAAGCTCCGTCGAGCGCATCAGGAACACCCTGCTTGCGTTTCCACTCCACTAGGTCGTCACCTGGGATCAGCCCAGCCCCCCATTGCGTCTCGTCCTTCGGCTCCCCAATGAGAAGACGCTGCACGCCGTCGCGTGTCACCTCTCCGGTCTCTGAGCCAGCCCACGCCCTCACGGGTCGATCCCAGCGCCGCCCCTCCCACCAGTCAGGGTACTTACCTGTGAGGTGGATCGCTGCCTCCGCTGCGCCGCTGTAAGTCTTACCGAGTTGGTTACCTGCCATGAGGAGACGTTCGCGGTGGAGGGTTCCAGCTGCGTGGAATGCAGCCTGCTTTGGGTAAGGTCGATAGCGCAAAAGCTCAGTGCGGCTTAGACGCCGGTCGCTCTCCTTCTGCAGGCTGGAGAGCAACGCCTCCAGCGATGAGGGATTGAACAGCGGCGATGAGGTCTGCAAGGTCAGCATCGGTTAGCTCGTTAAGAGGCGACTTGATCTCAAATTCCTTGGGCATGAGCATTGCGGCTGCGCGGACGAAGTCCCGAGGACTTTTCTCAGCCACCTCTTTAAGGGCCTTCGCCCCGTGCTCCTGCCAAGCGGCGTGAAAATCGGCAAAAAACTCAGTCGTCAGCTTGCTGCGTGCGCCTTTCGGCCTACCGCCGAAGCCGCTATTGCCGGGTAAGAAGCGGCCCGTGTTCGGGTCTTTCTGCGAGGCCACTTCAGATGCTGCTGCCACTTGCTTCTTGGGATTGAGCGTCACCTTGCTCATACGTCCAAGTTCCCTCGCTTGTAGTCCTTGAGCCAGTTGATCAACCCAAAATCCTCAATGATCCCGAGCGTCGTAATAGGCTCGACCTGCAGCGCCCTGGCGAAGTCCTCGTGCTCATTGGCCCACTTATCCAAGAAGAACTCGTGTACGCCGAACCACTTCCTCAGTTCTTCGCGGGTGGCACCGAGCAACCGCAGCTTCTCGGCATCCTTTGCACAGCGAGGCCGATACTTCTTGGGGTCAAAGTCGGTCTCTGGGTGGTCGCGGTCAAGACGAGCCCGAAGAAGGATCGGGAGGTCGTTTTTTGCTTGCATGTCAACAGCTCCCTCCGAGCGTAGGTGTTATTCGCCTTCACACAGGCGACAAAAGCGACACTCGTGACGGGAGTGCAGGCGAAGAACATCGATGCGCTCGATGAGCAGGGCGGGTCAGGTGACGTAGAACAATCCGCAGCTAAACCCCTTAACGCCGAGATTGCGTGGCGAGGTCTGTAACGTGACCCATGCGTAGAGTCGCTAACGTGGACTCGACCGTAGTGGAGTGAGTTTAGAGCCGTCTCCGCAGAGGCTTGAACTGTCCCGCAGGCGGCAGCCAGAGCCGTTGCGAGTAAGCGTCGGTGTCATTTGTCTCATACTTTCTTAAGTCGCATAATATCTCTGACTCGGCCCCTCGGCTCAATACGTGATCTTCCTAACCGCCGATTTCCGAAGCTCATGCTTCGAAGTCATTGTGGAAGAAGCGAAGTACGAGGTCTATCTGCTTGGTCCGAGTGGCCTATAGTGCGATTGTGGAGGGACACGAATTGGGGTGACAGGGATGGGCACGTCAGAGCGCGGGCAGGATTCTAGTCCAGTCAGTATTTCAACAATTAGCGAAGACCTCGTTATCAACGGCAACGTGACATCGAAGGGCGAGCTTCACCTCGATGGCCAAGTTCAGGGCGACGTCCATTGCGTCGCTCTTGTACTTGGGGAGACTGCGCAGGTTGAAGGTAACGTCGTTGCGGAGGAGGTCATGGTCCGTGGCCGTCTCATCGGCTCGGTCCGCGCGCTGAAGGTGATGTTGCAATCCACGGCTCACGTCGAAGGCAACCTCTTCCACAAGAGTCTTGCTCTTGAGCAGGGCACCCACTTTGAAGGCGAGTCGCGTCCCTCAGAGGCTCCGCTATCGTCCATGCCAGAAGTTCCCCCTGCAGAACCACAGCAAGACCACAACGCGCCTGAAGTCGTGAAACAGCGCGAACGAGCGAACGGCTTCATCAAGTCACTCCCAGAGTCGCTCAGTGCTTAGGTACGTTCTTAATTGCATAGGAGGTAACGATGTTTGCGCCGAGGCAAAGAGGAACAGTGATCGCTAAGGGATTGAAGATTGTCGGAAGCGTCACCGCTGAGGGCTTAGTGGAGGTCAATGGCCAAATTGACGGCGAACTTCACTGTACGTCCCTCGTGATCGCTCGCGGGGCTCATGTTAACGGCATCGTTGTAGCTGAGCGCGTGGTGGTGGACGGGGAGGTCGAAGGTCCGATCCAGGGAGGAGAAGTAATTTTGAAGTCGCAGGCACATGTCGTTGGGGATATTCACCATCAATCGCTTGCCATTGAAAGAGGTGCTTTCTTCGACGGTCGTTCGCTGCAAATTCGAGGAAACGGTCAAACGCCTGAAAAACTTGAACGGAAATCATTGAAGCAAATTGCAAACACCCGAGAGAGCCTCCCTCGCCGGGCTGAGCGGGCCGAACCTGTAGAGGCGGATTAGTCGGTCCTAGTCGCCTCGCAGAGATGCAGAGCAAACGCGGATGACAGGAGCGTCGCCCTGGACCGAAACGCGACGCCTTCGATCAGATTCGTCGGCTTTTCACCACATTCCCCCACTCTCAATGGAAGCATTTTGACCGGTCTCAATCTTGGTGCCCTTTGGGTGACCCTCCGGTAACAAGGACGTCTGCAGCGACCGCGGAATTTCCAATGTCTATACGACCATGCTCATGGTCAAAACGAATGCCCTTAAGGGCCGTCAATGTCGCTTCGTCTATGTTGATGGAACCCGTAGCAGCGCGAGCGACGATAACCCCAACCGCTTCCTCAAATACGCGCTCCGCTTCACGCACATCACCCGATACCATCGCGTTCTTGCCAGCACGCTCTAGATCGGGCCGCTGCTTGGCAACATCTTGAAACAGTGAAGTCAGCGTGGTTTTTGAAATGTCATAGGCCGCGTGAGCAAAAAACGCGATGGCAAAATGGTCTAACACTGCGTTACCCCCTC